TAAACTTTTCTTCTGGTGTTTTTGTCACTAATTTATCCCTCTCAGCTTTATTATCCAAATAGTTATCATAAGCCTTTTTCATATTAGGAGATTCTTTCATATATTGTTGGAATAGTTCCTTATTATGACCACTAAGTAAGTTACTCCAAAACCCTCCTATAGCAAATCCGTATTCATTTATTTGCTCTTCTGTCTCTTCATTCTTCTTACATCGTTTTGGGGGGTTTTCGTGCTTCTCGAAATGATCATGTAGAATAATAAACTTTTCTCTAATTCTTTCGTTCAAACTAACACATTTGAATTCCACAAACTCCTTTGTTAACTGTGTATGATAGTTTTCTTTTGGAGTTCGAATCGATTTTTGAGTTGAATAGTTTGAAGAGATACGTTTTACTTTTTTATAAAATTCAGGATCTTCACTCTTAATCATATTTAGCATATTACATAAGTCATTATCGCTATCTGTCCATAGAAAACAACCAGCTGTTTTTGTTGGTTTTTGTCTAACGAGACGATAAGATCTACCTAGTCTTTGAAGAGTTCGAACTTCCGAGGTAGAACTGGATATACGTGTGATAAACACTGAATCACATATAGGGATATCAATATTTTGATCTAATATTCGAACACTACATAAAAATGTAAACTTCAAGTTAATATTAAATTCATTCATTGCGTTGATACGCTCTTGACTTGAACAATCAGAAGTTATAATTCCAACTATACATTCTCCTCCATAGTATTCATTAAATACCCTTTCTATCATTTCTTTATATTCAGAACACTCTTTGATAGTTGATAAATAAAGTATACAGTGTCTAAATCCATAATTATGCATACCAGTGACCAAAAATAAGATTTTTGACAGTATATCAACATTATCGCACCTATACAGTTCTTCAGGTATAAAACATTCAAAATCTTTATTTTCTCCGTCACCTTCTAGTATGGGTAAATATATTTCATAATCACATATTTTTTTTTGTTCAATAGCCTTGCTTAATGGCATATATATTAACTCGTTAGTGTTCAAAACTAGAAATTCTGTTTTTGTAGCTGTCATTCCTAATCTAGTTGCTTCCGTCTGATCTAATAAATCCCACATTTTATGATTTTCATTATACTCGTGGATTTCATCTATCACAAATAATACATCCTTGTCATATTTATACTTGCTGAGTACTTCTACGGCAGATTTTTCAGTTGTACAAATACAATATTTAGAATAATTGAATATTTTTTCGAGTTCTTGTATATCTGTGGTACCGTCCCTGTCGGAATCAAATAAAAGCATATTATGATCGGTAACATATGGTTTTATTCGATCAAAAGATTGTTTAGTATCAACGCACAAGGGTGAGATAACTATTATTTTTTCATATTTACATGCGAAATGACAAGCGATAACAAACTTTCCATAACCACAAGGTAAACACATCAATCCAATACCTGTCCAATCTGTATTTAATTTTTTAAGGAAATTCTCTTGTTCAATATGTAGTTCTTGTACTAAATATTCAGACTTGTTGATATTATTATTAGTTTTGTATAGAAATTTAACAGGTTTAATATGTTTTATCAAATCATAATGCTCCTCAACATCGGACTGAAGTTTGGAAGTATAATAGAGATACCCTATACTTGTTGGATGTTTATGAATGATATTACTACAAGCAATATGAAATGTTCCGAGAGAAGATCCTGTTAAAGCTCTAGAAGTTCTAAATTTAGCTTGAAATGGAAGGTAGGTTATTTTACCGTCAGATTTATAACAATACCCTAAACCATCTAGACCATATTCTTGAGGGGGTTTGTTGTTATCTTTTGCTTTTTTGTTAGCTTTAGTAATCATACGTTTTTTACGTACTTTATTTTTATCATGTATATAACCAGAATCTTCTAATAAATTTTCTGGTAAATTCCCCCAATGGAACATCATATGATCCGGATTATCTCTAGAATGTTTTTGTATAGACATATATTCATATTCCAACCATTTTGGCGTGTTAGTATTATTCTGTAAAGAGGTATATAACGACTTGATATTCAGACCTTGCGTTGATATTTTATTCATAATGTATTCTCGTTAATAATTACATAAACATTCAAATAAAAATCATTTTTATCGCTGATATTTCTAGTGTTTGATGAAACAAAACTAATATTAATCTAATAAGCAAGTTTAATAAAAAAATTAACTTAAATTATAAGATAAACAATGAATGCTATCACTAGCACTCGATTTAATGATAAAATGCGACAATCTTCTGTAGAGTCTATCCCGCCATTGGAATTACAGACTAATCGTTCTTCTGTAACTATTATGGTATCATATTGTCACGAAATTAAAGAACAAGTCACAAATTTTAGGGATAATTTGATAAATTCAGCCGACCTAGTGCGTAGTTTTCCTCAAATGAACGAAGAAGATATATGGATCGACGAGAACAATATGAGAACAGATATAATGTCTGACATGTACACCGCAATTGAAACATCCGACATTATATTAATGATGTTAAGTTCTGGGTATCCCAAATCTAGGAATTGTATGTTTGAAGCGCAACTAGCAAGAGCGCAAGAAAAACCAATAGTACCAGTGATCGTGCAAGGAAATTTTCCTTTTGATGATAAATACCTCGAAGATTTAATCGATCCAAGTACTTTAAGAATTGCATATAATGATAAAAATGTTATTAGTAAAGTTATTTCAGCATTTTGCGCACATGCTGAATGTATACCAAATAAATCCATTCCTATGAATATACCCTCCCGACTAAATGATATATCACAGTATCATCAGAACAGAAGAGCATGCAGTGCTCCTGTCATTGGCAATAAATCTTCCGTGACAGAAAATACGCCACAACAAACAACAGAAGTAAGGACATTTATGAACACATTACGTTCAGAGGATGTACAAAAAATTAGAAATCTAATGAATACTTCACCAACACTTTTACACGCGCTTATACCTCCTTATATAAGCGTGCAAGGACGTCTTGAAATTATATCCCAAATATTGGAATGTAGTTATACGCCAAGAGTAATTTAAATTTAAGTAAAATTTAAATATACCATAGGAAACTAGTTAGTCTGGACTTTAGAAACAAGATTACAATACAAAGAAATAATCAATTCTGTACTTATCGTTGACTATTGATACAACAGCAGAAATAGCTTATGTAAATATCTGTATTTGTTCTAAGTTACACGTATGGTGTGTTTATGTATAAGATAACAGTATTTTTTCAGAATCGCAACTTTTGTTCGAATAGGTGTGATATTGGTCTCATAGTATATTTAATATAACCGTGATATATATAAGAAATACGGTTAAAGTTTTCCCTAAACTTTTCTATAGTCAACTCACCTCCGCCTCTGTCTTTTAGTAGCTTCCAATCATCTGCCGGAATAATAGTTGTAGTTTTTGTATTAAATATGTCATTATACATTTGTATAATCAATCTATTAGAGTTGTCATACATTGAGTCGTGTTTATTGTTCTGTACAAAGGCTTTACAACAATTAAAAGAACAAAAAACCCCGTCAGTTTCATAATAATTATTTTCCTTAATGACAAGAGACTTGTCATCCAAATTTGATATTTTGTCCTTCTTATCTTTTGGAATCTTTTCACGAATTGTAAACTTATCTTTACTTATCTCGCTATAAAAAGTCTTTACTACCTGATGAGCTATGTATCTAATAGGACATCCGATTGGTCTTGTATCAAATGGATGACGACACCACCAACAATCTATATTATACATCTTTTCAATACTATTACCGTCGATGTTAATCATAGTCGGGATACATTTTACAGGATGTTTCATTTCATCTAGAAATGTGATTAGTTCTGTTGTATTCGCGGTTGATAATGCGTCTACATTTGTAATTGTGTTTTTATCTGGTTCAGTATTTTCTTCGTCAAAGTAACCAATACTATTTATACGTATTCCATAGTTTTTATAAACCTCTTCTATATGTATATTTCTTAAAGTGAACACATATTTTCCTGACTTTTTTCTGTTACCGACGGCCATTATTTTTAATATGAGGGATATATAATTATATATAATCAATTTGAATATCGTAACAAAGAGATTGGGTGAAAGACATTTAAGTCAATGTGTTGTAAATACTAAATACCAAATGGGAAAGTCTTCGACTGATTATAAAACACCGTTTTGGATACATGATTTCAAAACACTATTTCAATGTGATGGGGGAATATCTAATCTTCATTTTATACCTATGGTTAATATGACAATAGAAGAGCGATTAAATGCAACAACACGTTTGGTTTTCGTTATATTCGTACTATTTTTAGTAACATCTTCTCCGATATGGAGTATAATCTTTTTGTTAATTTGTATAGCAATTATTAATATTATTTACTATATAGTAAATAGAATGACCGTTGTAGAACATTACACAAATACTCAAACCCATCTAAGTATTAAAAGACCAAAAACAGCAAAAATCGAATACCATATAGATACTAATAGATTACCACAGTCATCTACTTTAAATCATACGATACGTAGTAAAGCTCCTCCTCCGAATACATTTAAATTACCCAACTATCAGAGAAAGTTAGAGTTTAACGAGAATTTCAAGTCATCCAATCAGGCATTGGTAGGGCCTCCTAATCCACGTACAAAAGTGGCTCCTATTGTTGTTGCGCCGTGTCTAGACCTATCTTTTTGGAAAAATAATGATTTGGCGACATTTCCATGTATTAATAAAGAAACCAACGTCGATCTCTATCAGTCTGGATTTATATCAACAACATGCCATGGAAACACGCAAAACGAATATTTAATACCAGAAAACCCTAGGGATAAATATACCAAGAGTCCAGACCTTGAACCGCTGACAAACATTCATAATCCAGACGAGTATGAGTATGAGCATGAGGAGGAAGATGATACTATCAAAGAAGGTTTTTGTGGAGGGTGTTCAACTTCTGGTTATAAAAACCCTACCGAAGTAAAATACGGAGAAGAGATTGACAAAAACACTTATGATACAGTTTATCAACAAAGAGAAATACCTGGTTTGGTGAATATGCAATGTGGGTATAATCCGTCTCAATTGGATGTTAATTTACCAACAAATTTAGCTGTTGGTAATTGTGAACAAATGCCTGAAATGTCTAATTTCAATAATAATGTGTTTACTCAGACTATACAACCTGGTGTTTATACAAAATCAGATATCATAGAACCTGTTAATTCAAACATTGGTATATCATTTACTCAACAATTTCCACCAGTTACGTGCGAAATGACTGAAAATGGAGGGACGCTATATACTTCTCATGATCCTAATTTAGTTGATGTAAAAGTACCCGACGATAATTTTGAAGTGTCTGAAGCCGTAACAAATGCAAATATTTACGATCCTCGTCATTCTGGATACGGTACTTCCTATAGGTCATATACAGAAGAAGTTACGGGTCAAACAAGATTTGCATACGATGATGTAAATGCGATAAGAATGCCAAATTACATTACACGTAGTAATATTGATTTTGAACCTTATGCAGATTCGTACGGGCCTATGAAAAACCCCAAGGGTAATGAATTCCACTCTAAAATAAGATCACTGGCACAAGACTCGTGGTTAAGAAATAGTCTAAAATTCAGAAACGATATACAAGAACGATCTATGAGAAAACATAATGCAAACGCGTGGCAGCAAAGAGTTGCGCCTATACGTACTTCTACGTCTGCAGGACAAATGAATTTATGTAGATAAGTATTAGTAAAATTTTTGAATTATAAATACTGAATTATAATTCAAAAATTTTACTATATTAGAGTGTATATTAGTCAATTTGTTCTAAGGTTTCGTTTGTACCGAGTATCGTGGAATATATTATAAATTTATCTCTTAATTTATTATATTCTATAGTTTTTTCTTGTAGGTTTTTATTATATTCGTCTTGCGCAACCTTAAGAGCAATCTGTAGATGTCTTATTTGTTGTTTATATTTATCCATTATAGGTTTCTTTTGCATAACCCTTGGATGTTTAAGAATACTCTCTAATGACATATTAGAATTATAGCGAGAGTATCTTTCAACCATCATATCAAATTCCTTTATAGGTTCATCGTGATCTTTAAGGTATTTAATCTCTTTACTAATTTCTTCCATATTATTTTTCATAGCTGATAATGATTTGTGTAGAATATTGTGTATATCTTTAATCTCTTCTATTCCTGTTGTAATATAATATGCTTGATCTTGGTTTTCTCTGATTTGATGTTCAGAGTATTCGAGTGAAACGTATTTGTCTGCTGTAAGTATGTGAGTATTTGTTTCCATTTATTATTGTGTCTTTATAATCAATAATAAAATCATTTTAGTTTGATATTGATTACAAGCCAGTTGAATCAGGTAACCCTATTATTAGATATTAATATATTTCCTGTAATATATTAATATCTAATAATTTATTGTTGTAAGTAAAGTATGGAAAGTCCCACATATAATCAAATACTTGAATTATATACAAATGAAGATGATGAATTAGAAATAAGATTTGGATATTATACTCACAGGGGATTCCGAGCAGGTATTACCCAATTTTCATATCATTATTTTCTAAATTACTTTACAACCGAATTTCCTACTCTCGAAAAAACAACAAACGTATGTACATTAAAAAGATATCCAAACGGACTTCGAAGTATAGATCACGAAGGAGGATCTGCAACGGTTTCTAAAAAGGAACGCAAAGGTATTATGGATCTACGAGAAGATTCTATGCGAGTGGCTATCAGTAGAGAATATCATGACATTGAAGATCTTCCTGTAGATCCCGCCGAATATACTATGAAATTTAAGAGGATACGGACGACGTTTTTTGACAAAGAAGGGGGTTTCAGGATTGACATTTCACATAATATGTCATGCGGAAAAATATCTAAGAACGCTTCTCCTTACGAATTAGAAATAGAGTTTATCCGTAAACCAACAATTGATAACTTTAAGAGAGTTGTACAATGGTCAAGTGATATTTATTCGTATATGAAAAAATACTACCAGAGCGTTATATATAGATTCAATAGTTTCTTTAGGAACGAAGTTAAGATTAGACATGAGTTATATCGTGACAGTTCTAAACCTGTAAATATTAAAAAGCATAATATACCGTATCTATCTAATTATGTATTCTCTGCAAAACCAAATGGTATCGGATATTTCTTATTCTTCGACAAATTTGGAGTATATTATCTCAATGAGACAACAGTTAAACGCGTTCATAATCCAATACGTGAATTATACGGAACTATAATTCTAGGAGAGCATATGCCTAATGGCTTTGGAAAAGGTAAGTTTAAGAATAAAGACATCTATTTGGGATACGATATGTTGTTTTTCAAAAATACAGACGTGCGAGGACAGTATGCTGTGAATAGAAATAAACAATTATATGTTATAATGAATCATCTTCCAAATTTTACTGTGTTACCGATGTTCTTTTCGGGAGAATTACCAACACAAGCTATACAAGCCACGTTCAAATTCATCCACGAGCATTTCAACGGAGAAGAAAATGACGGCATTGTCATGAAGCATAACTATTCTCATTTCGACTTTAAATATGATCAAAATTCTTTCAAATATCCTGTATGGAAATGGAAACCGTCTGAACATATCACAATAGACTTTTCAGTATCATGTGATTCTAATTACAAAGATAAAGAAGTTTGCGGTAAATATATGTTATTTACAGGAGTTAAAGGAGGAGAAATCAGTATTTTCAAAGGGACGATGGCTTACCCTTACGATGGTTATGTTGACATAGGAATAGATAAGTTTGGATTAATACACGCCGGAACCATAATTGAATTTGGATGGGATTATGGTCTTAAAAAATTATATCCAACACGTATAAGAGATGACAAGGTTAAGCCAAACTTTCATATAACAGCTGAAAGTACATGGGAAGATATTTTTAATCCTATTTCGGAGAACTGTTTAATAGAATTGTCTGAATATTCCATCAATCGTAAAGATGATGAAAGTATTATAGCCAATAAAATATGTAAATTTATTAAGAAAACAAATGACGCTAGTGTACTATATACTCTAAACGATTATCTTTCTTCAAAAACGATTTCGGACACATTTATACTTGGTCTAGAAATAGCTGATCGGTTTAATATAGATAACTCTATTGTCAAATCATTGAGAAAGATATACAATAATTAATATTAAAGATAACGACTGTTCATCTTATATTCTCGAGAATATAAGATTATACTATAAATGAACGATGACGATTATATAATCGTCGCTAAAGATATCGAGCATGTTTCAATCATATATAATAGTATATTAACTGTATACGATATTATATACTCGTGTTATCGTATCATATCAAGTACATATAGATATACATCGAATATTTCGGTAATGTATTTGTTAATTTGTTTATATAGTAATCCGACTACGTATACATTTATTTCTATGATGGGGCATGGACCGTTTTTAATTACTTATATTATAGTATTTAAAATTATGGGATGGTTGTGAATATCATTTCTGGAATATAAATTATATAAATTATATAAATTATATAATATAATAAATGACTAAATTTATAAAATGTTTAATTGTATCACTTGTTTTTGGTATTCTATTCTTTCTATTATCCCCAGGTATAATTCTAACATTACCTCCATCAAGTTCAGTACATTCTTCTGTCTTGAAAGGCGTGTGTAGTCGTGGTGGAGTATTTTTCCAAATGAATGGATCGAACAAATCATTTAGTGACGCCGCCGGTAGTATGGGCGATGGTAATGTATCAACAAAAGGACTAGGTGGAATGTGTGCAACCAACTACGCTGCGGTAGCAGTTCATTCTCTTCTCTTTGCTTTGATTGTATTCCTGTTTTGCTGGTTAGGATGTGATTGGATGAAAATGTGAGAAGTACAACAGGGTAATTATTTTATAGAAGACATACCATATATTGACATATAAGTCAATAAAAAATAAAATGATATTTACACAAATAAATTCTATCCAAACAAATAAACAATGGATGATTTTGAACTCTTTGACCAAGCACTACGTGAATGTGAAACAGATAGACATAAACAAGAAGATATAAAAGAAAATAAAGGCTGTTCTCATAATGATGTGTCTGTTGAGAATGGTATTACTCATTGTATAGAATGCGGCGAAGAAATACTTTGCGGTATTTCACATGAAAAAGAGTGGAGGTATTACGGGTCATCTGATACAAACCATAATTCAGACCCAAATAGATGTCAACTGAGAAAACGCGAAGATCGTAATATATACAAAGATGTACAGGGCAAAGGATTTCCCGACAAAATAATAAGAACAGCTAACGACCTTTATGCTGATGTTACTAAAAAGAAAAAGAAAAACCCGACAGATCCTGAACAGTATCAAATATATCGAGGCACTTCAAGAAAAGCTATAGTTTTTGCGTGTATATTTAGTGCTTATAAATTACACGGTACACCAGAAACTTGGGAAGATCTCAGCACAGTATTTGGATTAGAACGCAAAGACTGTTCAACCGGTATAAAGCATATAAGTAAACACGCGCCAAAAGGATCTCCGATTAGAACAAAATATATTACTCCTATTGATTTGGTAGAGAATATAATGGATAAGTTTGAGGCCACGAAGAAACAAAAAGAAGAGGTTATATCTATATACAGGCAAATTCAAAATACATCATATAAACTTAACCAGTCTCGACCTAAGTCTGTTGCTTCTGCGTTGGTTTTCTATTGGATACAAAAAACTAAAAAAGATATTTCTATGAAAGAGTTTACGGAAAAGGTGGAACTAAGCGAGATAACAGTGGATAAGTTGTCGAAAGAGATAGAAAGAGTAATACATACAAAGAGAGAAAACAAATTAAAAAATGGAGACTAAACAATTATTTTAAACCAGCATGGCTTAGAATATATAATCATTACCTACAAGTTTTGATTGACCGTGATATCTAACCTAACACATTCATACTATATTTACGTATATTTCATTTTTAATTCTAAAACTAATTGTGGAGGTTTTAATGTAACAATATGATAGTCAATAGGATATTGAGGAGGAGGAGGAGGAAGTGTAATTTTATTATCCTTCATTGTGTTTAGTATTATATAATATAATACTAAATCATTTTGTAATATTTATTATGCTGCTTGATCAACTGGTAAATCATAATTAACATCTATATTATCCCATATTTTTCCAGATAAAACTTGTTGTGTTTTTTTGGTGAGTGGTCCTGTATAATATAATGAGACTAACTTTGGAACTGGTCTTTCTACACTATTGACATATTTATTGTTACTATTGATGTCTTCGTTCTTGCTATTATTGACGTCTTCGTTCTTGCTATTATTGACGTCTTCGTTCTTGCTATTATTGACGTCTTCGTTCTTGCTATTATTGACGTCTTCGTTCTTGATAGTTTTATAAAAACTAACATCGTTATGTTTTAATTGTTTAAGTATATTCAATATTACAAACGTTACACATGTAGAAACAATACATAGAATTATTATTGTTATTATTATCTTTACAGCTACTTGCATTTTATATTTATATAAAGGTAATTTTAATTTAAACGTTCTAAATAAATATAAAACTAGGATGACATCGGAAATGAAAACTGATATACAAAATATAATCTCGAGCAGTACTGCTTTGGAGGTTGATCTATTAACATTTGTTGTATACTCGTCAAAAATGGAAAATATTAACCGTGTTGATTTATATAATATATTCCATAAATTATTGATCAAATATGAAGATGAAGATGAAGATATATATGATATAATAGCAAATATAATGGATTACATATGGACAGGAACTAATGGAGAAACTAAAATATACACATATTCGTTATCAGATAAAGACCTTAAAATTAGAAAATCCAGTAGACGCTTCTTTAATGTTACAAATTAGTACGTTAATATATTATTTTATGATTTAAACGGATCATTTTTATCATAAAATGTCTCAAACACAAAGAAAAAAGAAAACTCTACGAATGCATAAAGCTCTCTGTAAACCATTTCATCAAGAATCTGGTCTTGTTTTTAAGTCTAGAGACGAAAAAGTCGTTGTAGGTAGATGTGAAGATGACACCTTCATCGAGTTAGACGACGAAACTATTACACTCGCTGATGAATGGAAATTCACGTTAGACCCTAATCTAGTAGATATGGGAAGCGAAGATGAAGATGTTAAGAAAGAATCTTATGTAGATGTAAATAACGATGTAGATGTAAATAACGATGTAGATGTAAATAACGATGTAGATGTAAATAACGATGTAGATGTAAATAACGATGTAGATGTACATCCGAACTGAGGGATAGTGTTACTGATATAATCAAGTCAAGTTTAGACAAAGTATTTGTTGAGTTATATACGAAAAATAAAGAAATAGAGGAACGTAATGAAGAGCTAAAAACATTGTATATAAGACTTGATAAGGTTGAAAATGAACATAAGGAGTTACAGAATAAATGGAAAATGTTTAAACAAATGTTTTATGATTAATATCAAATACATTTTAACAAGAACTAATTAACAATATAGACATATACATACCCACTACATAACATATAACTACAACCGGATAGTATACTGGTTCGATATTACGATATACATCAAGTTCGTGATCAAGTTCACGATCAAGTTTATTATTCAAAAGTTCTATTTCGAGATCTTTTTCAATGATTATCTTTCTCATTCTAATATAATCATCTATAGATAGTTCTCTGTTTGTTTGTTTTATCATCTTTATTATTTTATATCAGATTATATTATAATTATAATCTGATATTTATAGTATCACATTATCAGTAGATACTATAACTAAACCATCACTACTTCCTACATAATAAATTGCACTTTTTGCGTCGACATCAACATCAACATCAGTACTTCTCATACAGTGTCTCCAGTATGTATACGTCATTTGAAACTGTTGGGCCATTTGAAACGCGTCTAACAGGTTTTCCGATTGATTCTCTTTCCATTTCTTCTTCTTCCATTTCTTCTTCATATTCATCAGAATCTTCTGGTAAATCGTCTATCCTTGTTGCACCTGTATTCTGCGGCTCTTTTATTGTGGATGGTCTTTTCACCGGCGGAGGACGTCGTTTCACAGTCCTTTGTTTAGGAGCATGCGGAGGGGAAGAGGGAGAAGTATCAGGTTCATAAACCTCTCTCTGTTGAGCGGGTATTTGATTAGCTAGAGGTATTGGAGGCGGAATAGATGATAATATATTCTTTACGACATCAAATGCCTTCGGACCCTC